GAGGAATTTCACCTCCAGGTTTGTTTAAAAGTTTATATTAGAATGATCCACCAGTTACAGGGTTTCTCATAACAATTTTCAATACTTTGGTTGGATCTTTGACCCAAATTGCAGGCATTGTTTGTGTCATGAATACTCTATAACCATTGAAGTTACCAGAACTTTGGAATCCTTGAGTACGTCCCATGTAATCCATTGTACCATTTTGATAGAACCACTTCAATTGATTATCCCAAGATAATTTCAATAAGAAGATATTATCATTAGTGTTATCAGTGATGTCAAAGATAATGAAATTATATGAACTTAATGGGAAACCATCAATAATTGGGTTTTCAATATCATTTGTATGAACATTGTCAAATGCAGGGTTCAATACAAATTTAACGTTAGCTAAGAATGGGATGATGTAACTAGTGTATGCAAAACCAAAGTTTAAGTCCATACCTGTACCAGTAACAGCTCCTAGTTCATGAGCATTAAGAACTAAACCAGAATTAACTGCTTCTTTCTTAATTGCTTCATTAACAAGTTTCATACCACCCATACCTGTTTGTACAATCAAAGATCTTTGAGGATCTGGTCCTTTAAATTCAACTTTACCATTGAAGAAGTTGAAGATTTCAGATTTAAACAAGTCTAAGTTGAAAGAAGCTTTATTGTAAATTCTCTTATAAGAATTATCTAATTGCTTCCAAAGACCCACTGATAAACGAATATCATCTGGTCCATCTTGTCTAACCTTACCACCTTGACCCCACATTAAGTAAGTTTCAATGTCATTAGCAATTTTAGTTAAGTGTGCTGCTTCTAATGTAGTTAAGAAAGAACGTGTAAGTTGACCATTAGCATAAGCTTTCTTTACATAGTCTTTACCCATTTTCTCAGCCATTGTTTCCAAGTTGGTTACAGATGGATCTACATTTTTGTCAAAGTTTCTCCACATTTCAATAACTGGGATAGTACCATCAGCTTTCATACCACCTTTCATCATTAAGTCTGCACGACTAGAAATAGAATAGTGTACGTGAGCTTCTGCTCCACCAACATAGTTATAGAATTCACGGAAACCAGCAGATACATTACCTAAGTCTGAGAATCTTTCTCCATACTCTCCACGAGCAGAACCTTTTCTGAAAACTTTAGTACCCACTTTCAAATACTTATTGTCTAAGTATTTAGTGTTATCATTGTTTACTAACTGTACAGTGTAGATAAAACCATCACCAGCTGGGATGATATCATCAACTGTAATGTACATTTCCACACCATTGTACTTGTCATAAGTAATGATGTCACCATGTCCAAATGAACGTTTGTTCAATTTGATTTTAAATGTTTGACCATCAATACCTTTAGTAGCATTACTTGATTCAATATCTTCAGTGATGTAAGGAAGATCTTGAGCTACAGGTATTTGCCATTTGTATTCACCACGGTTATTATCTACTGAAATAACATTCTTTCCACCAAAACTAGACATTTGGTATAATGGCATTTCTACTTTTTGAGCCATTGCCCATAAGTCCACTGGACCTAAATCTGTAGGTTCAGCTGATTTAAGGAGGTTAGAAAGGTGATAAGAGTCTACGTGTGAGCTTGTTTGATAATGGTTATCACGTAGAAATATACCATTATTTAAAACTGGAGTTGCCATAGGGCTTTAAATTTTAAGGGGTTATTAAATTTTATCGTTTAAAAATATTTTGAGGTTTACTTATTTTTTTAGGTCTATCTTGTTCTTCTTCTTGATAAGTGGATCTATTCTTACGAGACTGTTCAGTTTTTAATTGTCTAACTGTTTGTTCTACAGCTTGAGTTTTACCTTGTTTCATAAGATTACCACGGTATTCATCAGGGTTAGATAGTAACCAAAGAGCTTCAGCTATTAAAGGATAGTTAGGTTCTACAAATTGATATCTCTCTAAAAGATGTCCTAATAAGTTAGTAGGTTTACCTGATATAGAAGCATATTGTGGTTGAACCAATCCTGTATATAATTGAGCTTGAATTTTCTTATCTAATTTAAGACCATTAATTTCTGCTGGTCTTAAAGCTTCAAATACATTCTTCTGATATGCATCAGCAGCATTTTGTTGTTGTTGTTTTCTGTATTCTTGTTCCTGAAGTTGAGCTTGAACAATTTGTTCCTGCATCTGATCCAACTTAGGTTTAAACTGTTTAGCTTTCTTTTCTAATGTTCCTAAATCTTTCCAAGTTGTTAATTCTTCATCAATTTCTTCAGCTGTACCAAAATTAGTAGCTTGTAGATATTGACGTACAATATGTTCTTGGTCATTATCATCAGATGGATCCATTTCTCTAACAGCTTCCACTTGAGCTAAAGCTTGAAACAATCCTTTTAAATCTTGTCCTCCATCAGCTACATATTTAGCAGCATATTGAAGTTCTTCTGGAAGAGACTGAAAAAACTCTTGTGGAGTAGAAGAAGCCACTTCTTCTTTTATATTATTAACATTAGCTTGCCAAAGTTCTTCTACATCCTTTTCTCCCAGTCCACCAAGATAGTCATCAAGAGATTGTTTAGTTTCATCATAATCATCAAAAGCAAACATCTCATTGTTTTCTATCCTTTTCTTTAAGAATTCAACTAATCCAGATTTTTCTGTTTTAGGTCTTCCTTTTTTAGGAGAGTCATCTAATTCATCAGAATCAGTTTCATCTAAGATTTCATTTAGTACAGCTTTGATATCTTCATTAGCTTCTACATTATTTGTTGTAGAATTAAATGTTTTACCAGTGTCTTTTTTAGAATCATCATCATCTAAAAAATCTAGATTAACTTGTTTTTTACTAAAGATGTTGGGTTTAATTTCTGTAGGTTCTCCACTTGGAGTAACTATGTTACTAGCTGCTGGAGCTCCGTCAAATAAACTATCAATATCTAAATCTACTTGTTGTACATTTGTCTGTACATTTCCTTGATTAAATTCCATTTTTCTGTTGGTTTTTTATGTGTATCTCTACATTAATAATATAATACTTTAAACTATATAAATTTACATTTAATTATTTTTAAATAACTAAGGTATGGATTATAGGGCTATAATATTTGAATTTATTTTACTATACTGAAATTTTAAACCTTTTGTATGTTTATTTTTACCTTTACAAACTCTAGTTATATGAGTATTATTAATATTAAAAAAACGTCCAGCTTCACTTGCTGATTTAAAAGTCATTAAAATATTTTTATCATCATCAATAAAATTAACAGCTATAGATCTAGATTCAATTAATTTTTTTCTATACTCAGGATTTTCAGAATGTATTTTTTTTAATTTTAAAGAATGTTTTTCTCCAAGTTCTTTACGTTTTTCTTCTGATAAATTACTAGTTCCAAATTTTATATTTTTTTCAGAATGTAATTTTTTCATTATTTTAGAATGACGTATATGTTTTTCTTTCCAAGATAATGATGTACTTAAAGAAACTAATCTTTTATTTTTAGATTCAATAGTATGTTTATATCCTGATATACCTTCACCTCCTTGTGTTAAATTTACAAGATTACAACCAATTGCTTTAAACAATTTAATATAACCTTTCTCAGCTTCTATCCAAATTTTTTCATCTACCTCATCAATAATAAAAAGTAAAGGTTTTAAATTATTTTTATTTAAATTTTTTATCCAAGAATTTAAATGAGAAATTTTAGAATTACATCTTTTCCATTGATATAAATGTTGAGCATATCTTTTTTCAGGTTTTACACAAGTTTTTCCTACATATCTTACTTGATTTGTTCTAGGATCTGATAATGTATATATTGAAATCATTATTTATTTTTAGATTTAGAAGGTGGTACATCAAAACGATTTTTATTTTCTCTAGCCACCTGAAGTTGTTTATCAGCTATCTGTTGTTGAGCCTGAAGCTTCTCTCTTTCTATATTATGTTTTTCTTGAGTTTGAGTAGTTCTATTAATTTCCTTCTCACGTTCAAAATTCATAGTTTCCTGATAATTCTGTTGATCTTGAATTTTAGCCATAGCATCTATATAATCAGATTGTTCATTTTTATTAATATCAACCATAGCTCCCATACCAGAAGCTCTAATCTGAGCCTCAAGGATTCTAGCTTTTCTATCTTTTTCAGACTCATCAGCTTTAAATTGATTAGAAGCTTGTAATGCAGCTTGTTCAGCTTGGATTTGTTTATCCTGCATTTCTTGTTGATGTTGTTGTTCTTGTTGTTTCTGAGCATTAACTTTTTCTTCGGCAGATTTAAGAACACCTGTAAGTTCAGCAATGGATTCTGATTTAATAACATTACCTAAGTCATATATAGAAGCTCCTGTAGCATTGTTATTAAGAGCTAGTTGTTTAAGCTGCTCCATTATAGCACGGGAATTAGTTTTAGTTGTACAGAATATATTTAAATCTCTAAGAAGTAAATCTGTTCCATTCATTTGGAAATTAATCTTCTCATCAGCTCCAGTGATATATTGTAAACGTAAACTAGGTTTTTTAGAATTATAATATTGAGCTAAGTCAGTTCTCATCTGATGCACTCTAGGCATTAAGTTATCACTATGTTGAATAAAGTATTGTTCTGTTTGAGCATAAGAAGCATTAGCTGCTTGTTCCACTCCTGTAGCAGTTTGTTGTTGAGCAATCTGCATACCCATTCTTTGTTGATTCAATCCAATCACTTCAAAAGCCTGTGTTTTAAAATATGTAGCTAATTGTATCCTAGATAGTAAACGTTGAGTTTGTTCTAAGTTTAATACTTGATAGTGTTGGAAGTTTAATGCATTTTCTGTATTAGTGATACTAGTGTCTAAAGGAAGCATTTGAAAGTTCTTCATAGCTACATAAGCTTTAGCTAGATTGTTCTTACCCCAGTCTTCTCCCAATGAGTGACGTGGTAGAGCATTCTGATCTAACATAATCACTGTACCTAATTCATCCACTAGAATATCTGCTATCTGATTGTTTACAATGTTATATCCAATCTGGAATGGTTTCATTAAATCTACAAGAGATACTGAACGGGTATTTCTATCTCCAAATACAGATCCTTCTACTGGAAGTTTACATCCATAAACTGTAGCATCCCCTTTAAACTGAAAAGGAACACGTCCAGGTCTACCACCATTAAGTCCTAAATATATAGGGTTTATACCTCCAGGATTATTCATACCCCAAAAAGCAGGTCTGTTAGGTCCAATTTTTACACCACCCCAAACTTCATTAATCCATATCCAATCTATATGTTCTCCAAACACTAAATTATCTTTAGTTTTTTGTTTCCATATAGAAGTGTCATATTGTGGTTTATCTGTAACTTTATATTCTTCTGATATAATCTCTTGTATAATATCTCCTTCAGTTGTTATCTTAGTAAGGTGTCCAACTTTTCTTTGACTCTTCCAATAGATAGTTGACACTCTAAGCATATAACTTTTACCAAAATCTTGCAAGTCTTCTGAGTCTGATAAAATCCATTGTACAATATCTCCAAATTGACTTCCAGCATCATATAAAGACGTAAACTGTCTATACCCCAAACTAGGCATTTGTGTATTCCATTCATGAGTTCTTTTTGGGTCATAGTAACTTCCATCATTTTGCATTCCTTGTATAGCATACCCAGCTGAACGTGCAGGGTATATAGCTTCTAAAGCTTCTAATTGTTGATCATTCATCATCCATCCATACTTATCTACAACATCTGATATAGACATCATATCTAATTTACCCACCCAGTTACCTTGAGATACGTAACGTACATCAGGGCTTTTGTGATAGAAAGTAAGTAGAGGATTCCATAGTTCCACCTCATAATCATCCTCCATCATATTAAAATGCCAAAATTCTCTATCTGTAATAAGACTATCTCTAAAAGCTCTTTCTTCTAATTCTTGCATTCTAAACCTTTCTTCATCAACTTTCATTTGATGATCAGCCCATTCTTCAATCATTGATCTATAATCTTTCTTAAAGAATTGTTCTATTTCAGGAAGGCTTTTAAGTTTTTCAGGATTTAATTGTTGTTGAGCTTCTTCACTAGATGGATCCAATCCCATTTCCATTATAGTAGCCATTTGTTTTTGTTGAGCCTGTTGTAACAACACTTGTTCAATCATTCCTCTTTTCTCTTCTAACATCTCATTGTATGACATGTCATCAACAGCTCTAAACATTATTCTTGAACTTCTTTTAGAAAATTCATTTGTAAGAACATTAATTACATTAGGAATAATAGGATAGAATTTTAGCTCAAATGCTGATACATCTTCTTTAGTAAGAGTATCAATAAGATCAGCCATTTCATTATCTTCTTCTACAATATAATCTTGTTTATCAATAATACCTTTAGCTAATTTATAGTTTTTCATCAAACGTCTAGCATTACGTCTAAGTTGTTTCATTCCCTGAAACTCTAACCAGTCAAGATTCCATGCTCTCCATTGATCATCTTTTTCTTTTTCTGGTACAAACTGGAACGGTTGAATTAACGTTCCCATTTTTTGGTAATCAACCTTGGCTCCTTTCTTTAATTGAAGACTGTTATAAATTTGCATATTCTAAATATTTTAATGTAGTATTATTTAATATTCTACCTTTTAACTTAGCTGTAAGTGTTTGATAATTTATATTAAAATCTTCTAAACATTCTAACACACAACTATATATTTTACCAGTCTTTGTATTTATTACTTTTCTAGCACCAGGGTTTTTACCACCTGATCTGCTTTTTGATATTTTTTCTTTAGTACTTTTAGACTTTGTTTTGCCATATTGAGGATGGTTGCTTCCAGAATTTATTTTTGATAAATATTTTTTATTTTCTTCTGAATTTCTTGGAATTCCTTTTTGACTATTAGATATTTTATTTCTTATTTCTACCGAAACAACTCTCCCTAAATTTGAATTACTAATTTTATTTTTATGAACTTGAGAAAGTTTTTTACCATACATAGGATTATTACATCCTTGTTTACTATTAGAAATCTTTAATCTTGTTTCATTAGATGGATTTAAATAACCTTCCCCACCATCTGTTAAATTAGATAATGTACCAGTTCCTAAATCTTTTCTTCCATATAATTTAATAAATTCTATTTCTTTAATACAAACTTCTTCCCAAGTTAAATCATCTAATAAAATTTCTACTTCATATAAACTTTTACTAACTATATCTTTCCATATTTTATTTCTTTTATAAGTATCATAAGCTCTTTTATAATTATTATTTGAACCAATACCAATATAAAATGGTTCATTCTTATCAAGTCTAATATGTCTATAAAGATAAGCCATTGATTATTAATTAGTTATAGTGTAAAATATTTCTGTAATAAAAGATGTAGTATTTGAATATACAAATTCTCCAGCATATACATCTGAAAGTGTCATAGTGTATTCCATATTATCTTATGTTTTTAAATGCATTTCTGGATGGTCTCATCAGTGATGACCCTGCTCTACCAGCCCCAATATGTTTAAAGGGACTATAGTTTAATTTACTAAATTTTTGTGAGTTATCCAAATGTATATTTGTAACTTCTGTACGTTTAGTCATTCCTCTGTTAGATTGTTGTACTTTAGCAAAAGCTACAAGAGAACAAAATGCTACAAGTCTATCCACATTCAGTCCATCTTGATACATTTGCATTTCTTTTAATAACATAGGATCAGGGATTCTTTCCACTCCATATATTATTTTTATTATGTTTCCATTTACATCTGTTTCATGATCAAGCTCCTCTTGTAAATATTCTATACCATATGAAAGAATGTTCCCTTTAAATAAAGTTCCCACGTTTTTCCAACCATATTCTTGGAATACATTTCTGTTAGCTCCAATATCTTTTAAGAATAACACCATGTCTTTTGGTACCAAATACCTTTGCTTTCTTTGAGAAATCATATATTGTATAAACAAAGCCACATTGTTCTCTACAAGAGTCCAAGCATTATACCATTCTATAAGTATTTCTAAACGTTCATGGGTTTTTTTAATATCATCAAATCTACCACACCAACTAGCTACAATTCCATCTCTTTCTATATGACTTTTTACATCTCCATTACCCCCATCTTTTATAATCTCTACAGGATTTTTGTATACATATATAGAACAAAGAGAATCTGATGTTGTTGTTTTACCCTCTCCCACTGGATCCACACTAGCATAATACATACCAAATGTTGGATTCTTACATGGACGTTCATATATACATATAACACCTTCTTTATCTTCAGATTTTTTACTTATAGGAAATTCCATAATAGGAGCTTTTCTAGATGGTTTATCTACAATTTTACCTTCATCATTTCTTGTAAGTTCCAGATATTCAACACTATAGGTCTTTTCTTCTATACGTTGCATTTGTTTAGAAACCAAATGAGGAGGAAATATAGATTCTTTTCTAGTAGCAAAAGCTTCTTCTATTGATGTAGGTTTTTGAGATATACGTAGCTGGTATTGATCAGGAGGTAAATCTTTATACCATTGTTTACGTTCTTCAAATATAGCTTCTAAAGCTTCTTTAACTAATGAGTTACCAGCTTCATCTATATAAGGAGGCATACTCCATTGTTCAGGAATGAATAATCCTGTTTCTCCAATGGTTCCTTTCTTATCTATAAGATTGGTTTTAATAGCAAACATTCCATATCTATGAGGATATAGTATCATATCCTTTAGAGGTTGACATTGTTCAAGATCACCCACTGAACCAGCTGCTATAAATGTACCAGTGGTCACCATACCACTCTGCATAGCTGGTCTCATAAACTCATAAGTGTCCATCATCTTAGGAGCAATACCTGCTTCCTCATGAAAGAAATAAGTACAATTATGAGTTATTGTTCCATCTTCTAAAACAAACAAATTATCTTCACATTCAAAACCATAATATTGACCTTGTTTTATAGCTTTTACTTTTAATTTACTAAATCTATTTACATTTTTTATTCCATTTTTTTCTACTTTTTTACGTATAATATTTACAGGAATTTGTTTAATATCACCTGTAATATTAATTCTTATTCCTACAGTTTCTCCAGCATTTACTGTAGATTTTTTACCATCTGTATATACTTTATTTGAATGAGCATCTAATCCTGTTATTATACACAATTTTATCAAATCATCACTTAATCTTTCATGATGAAGTGTTATTTCAAATCTATTTTTTTTATTATTATAATAACCATCTGTATCAAGTAATCCTGCTATTAATTGTAATCTTTGTTGTTTAGATGATTTCATATACAGATCAGGTATATGTTTATCTTTTACTTTTAAAGATTTTAATTTTGTAACATATGAATTTTTTAAAACATCTGGTAAACGTGAAGAACCTACACCTAAAGACATTTCTAACATCTCATTATTGTAATCTGTTCTATACTTATTTTTATGTTTTAATTTAAGTTGATGATTTTCTTTAATACATAATTCATTAATATATTCTGCAATTTCTGGATCTTTATCATTATTAACAATAATAGAATAATCATATTTACAACCATCTCCTAAATATAAACCTAAGTAATAAGGATCAATAGGTAAAATTTGTTCTGAAAAAATTAATCCATTAAATTTAATACCACTTAATTTTCTTGTACGTTGATATTCAGAAAGATTATTAAAATCTTTAGTTTTAATTTTAGTATAATTTTTCTTATCATGAGACCATAAATATAAAGTATGATCTGCTGTTGTAGTATAAGTATTTCCTTTTGTTTGTGAAATTTCATACATATCTGTAACACCTTCAAAAAGATTTAATACTTTTTTAGGATTACCATCTGCTCCTGAAACTAAATCACCAACTATAATATTTTCAACATTTTTGTATGTTGTATCATACATCAATATTTTAGTTCCTGGTTTCAGACATGGACCTCCCACACCATTTGTAGGATCTTTCTCAAAAGATGTACCTGTGATGATAGATTTATTTCCTTTATAAGTATCACGGTTATTTATTCTAACTTTAATACGTTGCTGCCAAGAAAATATTTTATCTGGTTCAGAAGGTCTATACCAGGCTGTATGTTCATTAAGAAAGTTTCTATATTCATTCAACATCCTCCAAGACCCTTTCTCAGAGATGTAATCTTTAAGACTAGCACCTATTTTATTTACAGATCCTTCTTCAAACCAATACTGGTTTATTAATTTAGCCATATGAAAATATGAACTAGCTATCTGACGTTTCTTTAATATAGGAAGATGTTTATAAGATAGTTCTCCAAGACATTCATATAAAGCCATATGATACTGGGTATCCCTAACATCAGCAAATCCAAACTTTTTTATTTCTTTATTATAAATAGGTAAGAAATTTATCCACATATAATAATCTCTAGTGAGATACCATGTTAATCCATTTTCTATAAATATCACTCCCCATCTACATTTAGCTTTTTGGTCATTCCAATAATCCATAAAGTCTTTACTCTTTAAAGGAGCTTGACAATAGAATCCATAAGATTGAAATCTTCTAGCTTCATTATTAAAATGTTTAGAAATGTTTACAGTGAAATTATACCCCTCATCAGGACCAGCATCTTTAAATACTGAACGTACAAAATCTCTTAGATCTTCTCTAGTTTGAAATGTTGTACTTCCCCATTTACCATCTGTCCATGTAGGAACTTCAGCATATACTTTGTTTATACTAATCATTAAGTAGTTTTTCTATAAAATCTTTGTTCCCTTTAATTTTGTGTAATAACTCTAATAAAGTATCCAATTCTTTACTCCTTAATATTTCAGGACTAGAAAAATCATTCCAATATTCATTATATGTTTCACGTGGAATAGCTGACCATTGATCTCTTAAAGAGTTATAATGGAATACCCAATCTTCTAAATAAGAATTTGTATTATAAAGGGGTTCTGAATCTTGATAAGTTTCTTGTTTCATAATTTTTAAATTTTATTATTATTGATCGTAAGCTAAATTTTGATTTCCCCGTACAGAAGATTGTTGTTCTTCCATAAGGTCTCTAAACACTCCTTTAAATGATTGTCTCACTTGGTCATACTTCTCAGCCATTCTAAGAAGAGCTGGACTTGAACCATCTCTACCAAATGTTAAAGTTTCTGTAGCCATACTTTTAGCCATATTATCTAAGAATATTTTAATTCCTTGATATGCTCTATATGTAGGAGTTTCATACATCTTCTTACACATATTAACAGCATGGGTTATTTTATCATCATCTAAACTAAAGTCAGCATCTATTTCTCTTAATATCAAAGACTCCTTATCTTCTTCAGGTATATCA